TATTGAGAGTTGGTCAATTAACAGATGCATCGAAATTCGAAAAACAGGATATTGTAGATGATTTAGTTGAGACACCTAATAAACCAGTTAATGAAGATATAGATGCTGATGGTTCTTCTCTATGGATGACAACGGATGAGGAAGTAGATTTGGGTTTTGCTGCAACGGATGGTTTTACTACAGAAGTTCCAGTTTTAGATGGTAAACAAATTATATTAAATTCTGATAGGATAGTTTTTAATGCAAAAAATGATGGGGAGTTATATTGTTTCGCAGGAAAAAATATAAATTTAATTTCTAATACATCAGCAGTTATAGAAACAGCAGAAATTTATTTAGGAAGTCCAGATGCAAGTGAACCAATTGTTAAGGGGCAGGTGTTACATGATTTATTGGTGGAGTTGATTGATGCTATTAATGGAATACATACCATACCAACACCAGCTGGACCTACAGGTCCGTTAAATGCTTCTCAAACTACAGGTGGAGTTTTGGGAACATCCTTAGCAAAAATAAAAGGTAAAGTAAAAGATATTTTGAGTGCACAAAATTATACTATTTAATATGGGCTGGAATACGTTTAAAAAAACTTATAAAGCAAGTTGGGAAACTTTTGAGAGTGGTGAAGATGCTGCTACGTTAATAGTTGACCAATATCATATAGCAATTATGACAGCATTAGGATCTCAAGGGGTAGCGGCTGGTGGAAAATATCTTTCTGGTAATAAAGCAGGTTTATTAAATATGTTAAAACCAGCTTTTAATGCTACTTTAAATGGACAACAAACGATATTTAAAATAGGACAACAATTACAAATGGGATTAATGATGTATTGGATACCAGGTACTGTATTATCAAATGCAGCAGTTATTGCTTCTCCTGGTGCTCCGCCTGTTTGGGTGGATTATCCATCTAATCCTGGGAGGCCTGATATAGATACATTTTTAAATGATTTAGTTATGGCATTTGATACTCATTTGTTGGGAGTTACTGGAGCTATTCCAAGTGCGCCACCAGTACCATTTGTAGGATATAAAGTTTTAGCTTAGAAAGAAAAGGGGTCAATTATGACAAAAAGTGAATTAATGAAAATAATAACTGAAATAGTTAGGAAAGAAGTTCAAAAAGAAGTAAATAGGATATTTATTAAAGAGAATAAACCTATTGTTTCAAAATCAAAATCAAAAGTAGTTTCAAAACCGATTAAAAAGAAAGAGGAAAAACTTTCTAAGAATCCTGTTTTGAATAAAATTTTAAATGAAACAAAGGGTGGAATTCCAGGAGAAACTGGATATGAACCATATCCAACTATGACTGGAGAAACATTTGATACAAATAGAATGGCTGCATTAGTAGGGAACGGAGATACAACTGTAGCTGGTAATGAAGAAACAAAGAGACAGATTGCGGCAGTTCAAACAGTTAAAGAGGCTGGAGTATCAGTTGATGATGTTGGTGAGGGTGTTATGAATGCATTGACAAGAGATTATAGTGGTGTTATGAAAGCTTTAAATAATAAAGGAAAATAATAAATGGGTGTATTAGCAAATGATTTAAATCCAGATACTTGGATAGGTTTAACTTTTCCACTTGGTAGGTCTGAGGGAGTTGGGTTTTTCAATCAAAGTAAAACTCTTGTTGAACAATCTTTAAGTAATTTAGAAAACCTTTTGAAAACTATTCCTGGTGAAAGAGTTCAACAACCTTTGTTTGGATCTAAATTACATCATATATTATTTGAACAAATTGATGGTGATATAGAAGAAGAAGTAAAAAGTGCAATAGATGATGCAGTGTCAATATGGCTACCTTATATAACTATTGCTGATGTATCAGTTAATCAGGATATGACAAACCCTAATATGATTAGTGTACGAATTAAATTTAGTACAACTTTAGATCCTGAAAATTTAGATACATTGACATTACCTTTTAATACTACCCCAGGTTAGGAGATAGAATATGCCGGTTAAGGATATTAAAAAAGAAGTAAGATATTTAAATAAAGATTTTGCTACATTTCGAAATGATTTAATAGAATTTTCAAAAGTTTATTTTCCAGATACATATAGTGATTTTAATGAATCATCTCCAGGTATGATGTTTATTGAAATGGCTTCTTATGTGGGAGATGTTCTTTCATATTACATAGATAATCAATTTAAAGAATCGTTGTTAGCATATGCTGAAGAAAGAAAAACTATTTATGAAATAGTTCAATCTTTAGGATACAAACCAAAATTATCAGCACCATCAGTTACTAAAGCAGATGTTTTTCAAATAGTACCAGCAACTGGAACAGGAGATGCTGTACAACCTGATATGACTTATGCTTTAACTATTGATGATGGAATGAGAATAGAATCCCAAACAAATAATGTTATATTTAGAACTTTAGATGATGTTAATTTTAAATTTTCTGGTTCTTTTGATCCAATGACAGTTGATATTTATGAAACAAGTACTGTTACTAACTTACCGACTTATTATTTGTTAAAGAAGAAGGCAACATTGGTTAGTGGAAAAATTGCTACAGAATATTTTGATATGGCATCTGCTCAAAAATATTCTAAGATTACTTTAGCAAATTCAAACGTTATGGATATTATAAATGTAACTGATAGTGATAGTAATAAATGGTATGAAGTAGATTCTTTAGCTAGAGATACAATTTATGAAGATATGGAAAATAATTCTACTAATGACCCAACGTCAGTTATTAATGCTGATACTGCTCCATATATTTTAAAACTAAAGAAAACTTCTCGTAGATTTACTACATATATAGATGAGAAAGATAAAACAATATTACGATTCGGAGCTGGTATATCAGATAATGCAGATGAAGAAATTGTACCAAATCCAGATAGTGTTGGTTCTACATTACCAGGTAGTCCGTCCCATTTAACGAAAGCATTTGACCCTTCAAATTTTTTAAAAACAAAAGCTTTTGGGTTAGCACCATCTAATACAACACTTACAGTTAAATATGCACACGGAGGAGGTATTAGTGATAATGCTAATGCAAATAATATTACAGAAGTATCAAGTGTTAGTTTTGACATAGCAGATAATTTATTATCAGCCACATTAGTACAGAATGCTAAAGATTCATTAGCAGTTACTAATCCAAATCCAGCAACTGGAGGTTCTGCAGGACAAAGTATTAGAGAAGTTCGTGAACGTGCACTTGCATATTATCAAGCACAACAAAGAGCAGTTACTAAAGAAGATTATATAGTAAGAGTTTATTCTTTACCACCTAAATATGGTAATATAGCTAAGGCATTTATGGTACAAGATGATCAACTTAATGAAACTGTAGGTATAGAAAAACAAAATAGTTTGATTACAGCTCAAGATGTTGGTAAATCAGTTAAATCAATTTCAGCAAGAATACCGAATCCATTAGCAATGAATTTATACACTCTTGGATATAATGTAAATAAAAATTTAGCACCATTAAATCAAACAGTAAAACAAAATTTAAAAACTTATTTATCACAATATAGATTGGCAACTGACGCAATTAATATTAAAGATGCTTATATTATAAACATCTCAGTTAATTTTGCAATTTTAACTAAACTTGGATTTAATAAGAATGATGTACTTCTTAGATGTATATCTACAGTTAAAGAGTTCTTTGATATAGATAGATGGCAAATTGGTCAACCAATAATATTAACGGATATAGCATATGAATTGTCATTAATTGATGGAGTTGCTTCAGTAGTAGCACCAACGGAAAATAACCCTGATAAGTTACCAATAGTGGTAGAAAATAAATATAAAATACAAGATGGGTATTCGGGTAATTTTTATGATATACAAAGTGGAATGATAGAAAGCATATTATATCCTGCTTTAGACCCAAGTATTTTTGAAGTTAAATTTCCTAACTCTGATATTAAAGGTAGAGTTTTAGGTGATAATTTAGGTATAATGGAGTAAGTTAATGCATTATTTTACATTCGCAGACAAAGACACAACACTTTACCAAGCAAGTAGTAGCATGAATACTGGTCTGGATGAAATATTAGAAATTAAAAAAGATGTTAGTGATACTGGAGCTTCAGTAAATGTTTCTCGTATTTTAATAAAGTTTGATTTATCATTTATTTCTAGTTCAATAGTGTCTGGTTTAATACCGACACCAAGTACAGCAGGTTCACGGTATTATTTAAATTTATATGACGCTCGTTCAAGTAATTTAGCAGTTTCTCAAAGTTTATATGCACACCCAATAAGTGGTTCTTGGACAATGGGCGGCGGACATACTTATGATGACCCGATATCTAAAGAAGGAGCAAGTTGGATATATAGACACGGTAAAGTTAATGGACAACTTTGGCTTAATACAGTAAGTTCATCTGGGGGTCAATGGTATTCTGGTAGTGGATATGAAGGGTCTTTTGGATTTAACCATAAAACTTCAGATATGAGGATGGAAGTAACTGATATCGTAAAAGCTTGGTTGAGTGGTTCAATATCTAATGAAGGTTTTATGATTAAACGAAGTGGTAGTATAGCGAATACACACACTGGTAGTGATGAAGGTAATACGGATAGATTTGGTAATTTAGCATTTTTCTCATCTGATACTCATACGAAATATCCACCTACATTAGAAACTGTTTGGGACGATTCCAAATGGTCTACAGGGTCATTATCAGCATTATCTCAAACTAATTTAGAGGATATGGTTCTTTATATGAAAGGGTTAAGACCAGAATATAAAGAAAATGCAAAAACTCGTTTTAGAGTTGTTGGACGAGAAAGATTTCCAGATAAAACTTATTCAACAACACCATCTAATTTAACTGTAAAATATTTACCAAGTACTTCATCTTACTATTCAATTGTAGACGCTGAAACAGAAGATGTTATAGTTCCTTTTGGTAGTGGGTCAAAATTAAGTTGCGATAGTACTGGTAATTATTTTAATCTTTGGTTTAATGGATATCAACCCGAAAGATATTATACTCTTAGATTTAGAGTAGTAAGTGGTAGTGGTACGGTAGACGAAACAGATCAATATTTTGATGAGGGATTTACATTTAAGGTTTCGTTGTAATGCCATATACAAGAGATGAGTTGAAAACTGTAGAGTTTTATCAAGAGTTTATTCAAGAATTAAGAACAAAATATCTTACCAACATGGAAAACTTATCAGAAGTCAATTTTAGAAAAGATGGTGTGTTATATTCGTTTGAGGATATCATTACTGGATTAGGAATTGAAGATGTAAATGTAGATGATAGTTTATATTCATTTTTATATGACGGCGTTACAGGGTCGGATAAAAGACAAAATCAATTTACAGTAAATAATCTTTCACAAAGAAAATACATTAAAAATAGTAATTTAGAAAAGATTATAGATAGAAGTATATCAGAATTATCAGATTCACAATTTGCACAAACATTACCAGAGGGAATCGTAAATGGTGATGTGGTAACAAATGAAATAACAACAGATTTTACAAAATGGTTAATAGAAAACAATCAAAAAAGAATATTTCCAGATGAAGCTACATTTTATGGAGCGGGCGGTGATTATACAAGACTAAAAAATCTTACTGTTAATGAACTTAATCAAATACCAGATGGAGAACCCGTAGACTAATGAGTAGATTAAATAAAACAGACTTAGAACTTTTACAAACTGGTCAGAGCGTTGATTTGTCTGCAGAAGAGAATGCATATTTAGGGGGAGAGTTTACAGAAAATCCTAATGATTATGTTGAAGTTTTAATATATGATACCAAAGAAAATTTTTTAGAAAGTGCTGTAGTTGACAGTCAAGATTATATTGTTGATGGAGGAATAAAATTAAAAACAGGCACTATATTAAGAAAGTTAGGTTATGAAAAAGGTCGTTATATTGTAAAATACAATTTTTTAAGAAAAGTTGCAGGTTCATATGAAAATATATTAGTAGGAGCAAATAACCAGAGGTATACTGGAGAATTTGACCCAAATAATAAAACAGATATAGATAGAATTGGTAATGATTTGTTTATAAAAGAATATAAATATTTTATACATGAAATATCACCAAGTAAACATGAAGTAAGATTAGCAGTTGATACAATTAAAGAACCAGAACACAATCATAGATATTTACGTGATTTTTATAATATGCAAAAAACAACTAAAAGAGTTGCATCACTTGGAGATGAAGACTTAAGTTTAATGTTTATAAAACCAGATAATAATGAAATAGGTAAAAGTCTTGAATTGCAATTTGTAAATTCAAGTAATACTTTTACACAACAAATGCTAGGCGGAACAATAAATTTAAATCAAGCATTTGTTACTAAAATAATTCCACCAGATACACCTAAAGAACAAGGTCCAGGTTCAAATCCTCTTAGTGAAATGCAGAGTGAAACATTAACTGCAAGATTTGGTATAACTAATTTAGATGCAGCACAGATTACTGATGATCCAGGCGATCCAAGCTTATGGGAATTGTGGAATATATTTAAGGGAAAAAAATTAGATGATACTGTTAAAGATATTAAACTGTCTTTGGAAACAGAGGATGGTGACACCGTAGAAAATGTGTGGAATATGGAAAAGAGTTACGAATTTAACCGCGGAAGTGGAAACCACCAAACTGTTGAAATTTCAAGCATATCAAGTAGACCACTTACTTCATCAACTACATACGTGTGGACAGTATTTGGGTGGGATCAAGATAGAAAATGGCAAGGTTCCCTTCGGGGTCACAAATATAGTACAGCTAAAGCAGTAGTACAATCAGGTGACAATGATGGAGATTTTAAACTTATAAGTGGTGGAGTGGGTGGAATAGCAGAAGCTACTTCAACTTGGACTGATAAAAATGTAAAAGAAGAGGGTAGTAAAATAGCAATAGAAATGCATAGTAACGATTTACATCTAGGTGTACATTTGTTAATTACAAATGACCTTGGCCAAACAGACGAAATTGTAATACCGGCGTTCCTTACAACAAAAAGGTAAAAAATGGCTTTTAAAGAATTACCATCAAACAATAGATTATTAGAACAATTCGATGCCGAAACAGTATCCGACTTTGAGGCGTATAATCCAAATGTAAAAGCACTTACCTTTAAAGAATATTCAGACGCAACAATTTTAGGCGGTGTTCAAACTTCACGTGGCCAACAATACACACGAGAGGATAGTGTACTTGATTTTGCATTTGAAGATCCAACATCTATAGTAGAGTATGATTATAGTGGTGAAATAGATTTTACAATAAAACAAATACCATTTAAAAATATAGTTAAGTTTGAAAGAGTACAATATGAAGATGTGTTAAATAGTTTAGGAGGCAACTCTTTTAAAGTAAATTTGAGCGAACATGATGTTGATGTTAATAGTACATTATTAATATCTTTAAAGTATTATATGAATCAACATCAATCTCAATGGATTCCAGACATGATTGAAGTTTTCACTACAAGTTTACAAGTTATATCAAGTACAAAAAAATCAGCTGGGACTGTAGTTTATGCACCATATGTAGCTAAAATAACCAAAGTTAACAATAATAAAATAACAGTTAATCAAAATTGGGACACATTTAAAGAAAGGTTACCTAACGAAATAGAAGGTCATGAACTTGGATCATCTCCATCAGATACTTTTACTGATTGGTCATTATCATACAAGATAAATAATAAAAGAGATTTATATACTTATTTACATTTTGGCGGTGACCAAATGAAGTTGGTTACAAACGTAAAAACTGATAATATAAGTTTCCCTAAAGTACCGTATTCTACAATTTTTAAATTATACGAACCATTACCAGATGATATAGAAGAAAAAGATAGAGTTCATGTAGTAAGAGAAATATTACCTCAAAAAACAGAAGTAGTTGAATTAGTAGGATATGACCAAGAAGATGAAGGTGTTTTAGTTTTAAGAGCTCCAGATTCTGTACAAGTAGATTCACCAATAACTAAAAGATCCACAGAACTACAGAATTATAGTGATTTAATTACTACAGATTCAAAATTACAAAATGAAATAGTAGATAAGTTTATAAGTGGAAGTAATAATCCAGCTGATTTAAATATAGATTATACTAAATTTGAAAACTTTGTAAATTTCTCATCTGCAGAACAAAGACTTAAAAACTTTAAATACAAGATTCAACAAATAGAATCTCATACTGCAGAAAGTGCTTCTTATGCGTCAATAACAAATGGTGCTAATGATGCATTGACGTATGAAAATAAAATAAGAGATATTAAAAATAATTTTGATGGATATGAAACGTATCTTTATAATGTAAGTTCTTCTTATGTTTCAAGTTCAATGGGTGAGTTTAGAGATACTTCTTGGCCCAAGACAGGTGCTGGTACTTACGCAGACCCATTTAAACCCATATCATCTTCCAATTCTTTATTTACTACTTGGTATGGTTCAAAGAAATCTCAAATAGGTCAAATAGCCACCGCATCATTTTATGATAGAGATAATTCAAATAGATTAGTTAATCTATTACCCCCTCATATTAAAGACAATGCTGAAAATAATAAATTTTTAGATTTTATTGACATGGTAGGCCAACACTTTGATGAACTTTGGGTTTATGTAAAGGCATTAGCAGACATAACAGATAGACAAAACGATTTAAGTAAAGGTTTTTCAAATGATTTAATTTTTAATCTAGCTAAATCTCTTGGGTGGGATATACAAGATGGAAAAGATTTAATAGAATTAAGTAGATTTGGTTTTGGTCAAAAATTAAGTGGTACAACATATTCACTTTATACTTCTGGTTCACTATCATCACCACCCGAAGGAGACATTTCAAAAGAAATAACTAAGAGATTAATAGGAAGTATGCCATATTTGTTAAAATCTAAAGGTACTATTGGTGCATTAAAAGGTATAATAAATTGTTATGGTATTCCAAGTTCAATATTACGAGTAAGAGAATACGGTGGAATGGATAATGCTGACAAACGACCGTCATTTGAAATATCAAGAAAATTTACGAAAGCATTAGGATTTAGTGGTTCTCAATATGTTGAAACAACATGGGTTGATGATAACGATAGTAGTAGAAAACCAGATGCGGTAGAATTTAGATTTAGGTCAGTATCGGGTTCAGACCAAATACTTGTACAAAAAGATACACAATGGGCTATAAAATTAAAAGATAATGGTTCAATTGATAATTATGGAACAGTTTCATTTATGCTATCTGGTTCTGATGGGTATAAAGAAATTAGTTCTTCATTGCTACCTGTTTATGATAAAGAGTTTTATTCGGTTATGTTGAGAAAGGAAAAAATAAACACCGAACTATTGTCTTATCCCTCTTTTGAAGCAGATACTTTATTCAATCCACCATTTATTACTGATGGGGGTGGTAGTGCTGAAGGTGGTAGTGTAAAAATACTTAGTGGGTCTGGAATAGCTAGAACTGGAACAAATTATTTAGAACACAAAAATACTAGGTCAGCTACAGACGCCGCTGATATATCATATACATATATGTACAGAAGTAGTTCTGCTTATCCAACCATGGCTGCATCTGTGGCATCAGTTAGTCAAGGAGAAAGATATACATTTACTGCATATGCAAAAGTTTCTTCAAGTGCTGTTGATTCTGTAGGTGAGATTGCTATATTTGAGTTAAATAAACATGGTGATATTACAAATTGGAAGAATGAACGTGATATGGGTCCTAATGGAGATGGAGGATATAAATCTTCTGAACTTATTGGTTTAAATGAAACAGAATGGAAACAACTAAAAGTAAGTAAAACTATAAAATTCCCAAACACTACAGATATTGCAATTAGATTTAATAACCTCAAAAAAGGTTCAACTATTTTATGGGATGACGCGTCGTTACGGAAACATGAGACCAATACAGATGCTATCATTGACCCGGTAGATTATAGTTTATATGTTAAAAAATACGATGCTGGGTTAGATAGAATATTACATTCTAGTAAAACGAATCTTATTATATCAAGTTCTGCTTCACAATCATATAACGCTTCTTGGACTGGTAATGGTGATTTATTTATTGGTGGTAATTCTACAACTCCTTTTAGTGCAGCAAAATTAAGTGGTTCAATGATGGAATTTAGATTATGGACTGAACCATTACAAGAAAGTAAATTTGACAATCATGTTTCAAATCCAAAATCATTTATTGGTAATACTCCATCTTCATCGTATTATAATTTAGTACGGAGGT